AACATCTTTGTCAATGCTTTTCGCTCTGACAGTTCAAGTCCCTCTATTTTTACATTCACTTCGTCTTTGACGATTATTTTACATTGTTTCATTCTTTTCCAAGTTAACAGGTTGACTATTTACCACATTGATTACTTTTGCTGTATTAGCATGATCCGTATCACTTATCAATTTGAATTTGATTAATACCGGGAACTTATACTTACTTGTATTATCGTGTATCATCATTCTTCCGGAATCATTATAACGTATTCCTGCAAGCTCTAATGCCTGTTTTAAATCATTTTTAAACTTTACACTAGTTGACAGTCCTACCCCTGATACAGTAACATAATCACATTTGATATTCTTTAACCAAGGAACAATATCACATATGTTTGTTAATTCTACTTTGGGATTGTATGATCCGGCAAATCTTTCTTCATCTGTTAGTAAAATACTTTCATCAATGTGTATTCCATATCTTACCAATTCTGCTAACGTAGTCAATTCAGTATTCAGTTTAATATGTTGTATGCTATTATCCAATCCACTATTACTACATGCTATGATGTAATTGCCATTACTATTGACTAGAGTTGGTTCCCAATATTTCACATCTTTATAGTATTCTAATTGGTCCAATAGTTTCCTAACAGTATCGCTGTAACGTACTTCCGTAAAAAACTTTGTTGCAACATTTATTGCTAGTTTTAATGAGAACGTGCTTAAGTCAGCAATATAATATTTATTCTCATTATCCCATATAAAGCTAGATTGACTAAGTGACCTAAATGATGCAATAAACAATTTATTGTATGGAGTTTTCAATATGATATTATCATCTAATATACCTATATGAGCAGAGGTATATTCTTCAGTGGTTTCCACTACCAATGTTTTCCATGGTAATTTTAATAATTCACTAATAAACAATTGATTTTTTATAAATTGTCGTTCATATTTTTCAATAAGTTTTTCAACTAAACCTACTTGATTGCTAGTGATACGTTTCTTATCTACAATAATTTTTTCAAGGTTTTGAAGGAAACGAATATCATACCTACTTAGTCGTAAGTTCGAAACCATATAATACACTAGGTGTTCTTTATTATTCAATTCAACCATTTGATAATTATACAACAAATAAAACAAAAAATCAATAAAAAAGGGGAGACCGAAGTCTCCCAAAAACACTCAAAGAAAGAAAGGAACGAAAGAAAAATTTATCGAAAGGGACTTATTGACATTGCCCTTACGCACACTGCAGGGGTTATACCTTCATGCAAGTTGCTTTAGCAAGTTCACGCCAGTTAGCACTAATCTTAACTAAGTCAGCAACCTTCAAACACATACGCAAGGACACTTCACGCAATTTGCTATGATTGTCCCAAATGAACGACATAATTTCATCTGTCTGTTCTTGCGTAAAATCATAATCAACAAACAAGCCACCATCAGCATCCCGATGCACTTGCTTGATACGCAACATTTTGTCACGTTCGCTATCAACTGTCAAGTCAAGAAAGTGACAACGTGATTGCAACGCATCTAAGTGGGGTTGCATCTTGCCGGCTTTCTTTGCATCAAACGATTTGTTTGTAATGAAAATAATTGAGCCGTTAAAGTTGAAAGAGTTCGGGATACCTTCTTCACGCAAAATACGTGAATCTTTATTCCAAGAAATTCTACGTGTCTTACCTGAATCAAGCGCACCTTTCAGTACGTTGATAGCGTCTTGATCTTCCCAGATATCACAATCATCAAACACTAACACATTCTTAGCGTCAGAAAATTTGTACAACTTAGCGAATAAGCCGATACCTGACATGGCACCTTTGACAACTTCAAAGCGAACTTTCTTGCTAGCAAGTCTATCAAACATACTTGCCTTTTCCATTTGCAAGTTTACACCGTGTGACTTACCGATACCTGCAGGACCTGTCACAATCATAGCACGTATGTCACCACTGATACATGCTTTAGACATTTCATCAAGCACACCGAAACGAGTAGCAATACGGTCCATTGCTTCCTGTTCTGTTTCTTTAACTTCTTTCTTAAATTCTAATACAGAATTTGACATAACGTTTTCTCCATTTAAAAATTGAATATTATGAATGCTATCAACAAGGACCTTAACTTCAGGTATATTGATAGTGAATTGACCATCATTTTTTACAGTCACGTAGCCACCTTTTTTACCAGTCTGAAAACCCTTGACTAGTGTAAACTCAGTATTGACTACTGCTTGTTTACGATAAGAGCCTGAAAGAATACGAATTGTAGACATAGTTTCTCCTGTGTGTTAATCAATCAATACAAGTATTATAGCACAAGTGCCATTTATTGTCAAATTACGCTACCTTGCGAAAATACTGATAGGGCAAGCCCAAAGTATAGCACAAGTACTCATCATCACCATGAGTGTCCTCAGCTTCGTGGATCCAGCGGATTGCTGTTGCACGGTCCTTAGCACCTGAAAACATCAGGTCATCAACCCTTTTCTCAAAAGAGAAAATTGAGTGTTGTTCTGACGCAACACGGACCTTTTCTTCGGCCTCGATAGCTACACCAAGTCCTTCAAACTCAGCTTCAAAATCTTCAAGGGTCCAGTGTGAGGTGTCAACACCACGTGGGCGAACACCGTAAGCGTCCTTGTACATGTCCCAGTAAAGTTCACGGGCTTGTTCTAATTGTGTCAACTCTTCCCAAGATTTGAATTCTGTAGTCATTTGCAAGTCCTCTTTATCAGTTTCAATACAAGTATTGTATCACGGATACCATTTATTGTCAAATTTTGTCTATCAAATTAGCATGAATTTCAGACATTTCCGACTGTTCCACGTAGAAATCCGATCTAGGATCGTAATATTGACCCATTTTGTTGTCATAATACAACACTCTTCCGGAGAAATTGAACGGACCTTCTAGACCCTTGCGTGGACCATACTTGGTACGCATCTCGTCCATTTGATATTTGTCAGCAACAACACGATATCCCATAAAAGCCTTTCAACTGAATAAGACTCTATTGTATAGCCGAATCCATTTATTGTCAAATTTTAGTCGATTCGGATATCTTCCATGCCGGCTGTACGTAATCTTACAATGTGGCCCATTTGCCATTGTTTAGCTTCAAGACCTTTCATTATACCTAACCAACGATTTCGCAATAATGCTACTTCATTGATAAGTGTTTCAAAGTCAACCACTTCATCTTCACCATCAACATACTTTTCAGCATCACGGCTTGTCAATGCACGATTGTATGCCTCTAAGTATTTTTGAAAATGCTTACGGCGAATTTTACGTAATTGAATATTGAGATAGTTTAATACAGCTTCTATCTCTTGTAGTTGGTTAAATCTATGTTCAGTAATTCCGGGTAATGCGGCAATGTTCTTTTCAACATTGCCGTATACCTTTACATCACTCTTTGCTGAAATTATTTCATGGTCATAGTGTGAAATAAAATCGGGTATCACAGACAGATTTGTTGTGATCCTTGTATACCAATTTGACATTTAGTTCCAATCGTCTTGGTCTTCATCTTCTTCGTATTCTTCATAGTCCTCTTCAACATCATGTTGTTCAGCGTAACCTTTCAATGCCTTAAGCACTTCCTTGTCACTTCTGAATGCATCTTTGATATCGTCAGCTTCGTAATTGTTGTCAATTAATAAATTGATTAGTGTATCTGCGGCATCACCACGGTCATTGAAATCAATGTGTGTACGTAGTGCATCCCAAACTTCAGCAACAAAATCTAAACTCATTCTGTACCCTCCTCCTCAGGTGTTACAGTACTTATCTTTGATGTTGACTTTTGACTATACTCAGTCATAACTTTGTCTAAGCAACCATCAGTATTTGCTTCCCATGCTTTACGAAACTTCTTAATGATTTCACCATCGAGTGTTGTATAAACTAAACTGTTACCTTCTTTCTTAACAAGTTCAGCCTTCTCAATCATATCTAATAATCCTGAATAAGGGCTCATACCTGTTTCATAAGGAATCTTAACTTGAACACTTTCAAATGGTTTCGCATAGCGAGTTTTCATAATCTTACATGCCGCACGAATACCTCGCACTTCACTAATCTTATTACCATCTTCATCTTCTTTAAGTTTTAGTTTCTTCATCGCAACAACAATACTTGATGCATAGACGAAACCTTGACCGCCACTGATTTTATCATCTGGATCAAACATATCTTGACTAGCATATGTGTGATTAGTAGCGACTAAACCAATGTTCAATGAACCAAACATATTAACACAGTTACGAACAAGTGCTGTTAGTGCTTTAGGCTTACGACCCATGTCACCTTTCATATCACCTGCTTCAAACTGATTTACATCAGTCGGAGTCAATAGCATACCAAGGCTATCAAGTACGAATAGTACTTTAGGTCTATCTGTATCTGCAAGACCTTTATAGTCTTTAACGAATGTTGAAATAGTTTTACCTACATCATCAATCATTGCCATGTTAAGTTTTAATAACTTATCTTCAGCAGTAGATACACCTAATGCGTGTAACCATGCTTCATCTAGTGCGTTCTCGGAGTCAATGAGAACTACAAAGATGCCTTGTTCTTGTGCGTGTCTAACGAGGTTTCCTGAGCAGATGAAACTTTTTCCTGCCCCTGACTCTCCGGCAAAGACAGTAACTTTACCAAGAGGTACGCCTTTATTAAAATCACCACTAATGAGGTAGTTGAGAGCATAATTTCCTGTCGAGATCCAATCAGTAGGATCGTTAAATCCTATTGATAGGCCTTCAATACTTTTTGTAATATCTTTTCTAAATTTTGATATATCAAATGGTTTAGCCATTTTATTCCTTTATTATTTGTGTATACCGTTAGTATATACACTGAACGTTTGTTTGTCTAGTATATCTGGACATTTTTCTGCGATAGATTCAAGTTCCCAGTCATTTGGATAATGACGTAATGCTGTTCTTGCTCGGTCTCTGATTAAGCTAG